GATACAGCAAGGGAATATAGATAGATCATCTTAAACCCAAAGCGTAGAAAGATATAGCATAGACCTTCACCACTAAGCAACTGGACTGAAAGTCTGTATCCTTATAGCTATACAGAGAAGATATAGAAAGTTAACACATGCTTCCAGCTAAGAAACTGACCGATAAACAAGCCGCTCTGGTGGATACACTCGTAGCAGAAGGGTGTAGTATAGCTAAAGCCGCTGAACTTGCTGGCTATGCCAAGGGCGAAAGTGGAAGAGTCAGCGCACACAGGGCTTTAAAAGCTGCGCATGTGCAACAGTATATGCAGCAGAGAATGAATGAGACATTTGGAATCACTGCTACAAGTGCGCTGGCAACAGTGCGTAGGCTGTCATCGGGTGCTAAATCAGAGTACGTTCAGCTAGAAGCCAGCAAGGATTTACTGGATAGAGCTGGCTATAAACCTATAGATCGTTCTCAGGTACAAGTAGCGGGAGATATTCGCGTTAGCATAGACCTAGGCTAGGGGTAGGGGGGCAAAAAACTACACAGTCTGTTACTGTAATAGTCCCTTACTCACATTTTTAGCCAAAAAGGTTTGTGCATTGCCAAGATTATTTTTTTTATTGTATAGGTGTTTTATGGCTAGATTTGCAAAACAGGCTGAGAAGACGCCACCGAGGGATGATATGTCCAAGGTAAAGGTTGCATTGAAGAGTGTTGGGCATTTGAGAGGTTCTAGAGATGGCTGATCCGAAGAAGAAAATAAAAAAGCTAGACAGCAGAATGAGAACAATTGTTCGTAGAATTAATTCTATGAGTAATAGTTTTTTTAATCGAAGTGCATCGCGCAAAATAGGTGATGCCTTTGGTTTTGATTCTTCGTTTTCTGATTTTGAAGAAATGATTGATGCAATTGACGAACATAAGTTAAAGGGCGATCCGTCTAATACTGAAAAATTAAAACTTAAAAAAGAAAAGCAAAGGCTTAAAAAGGTAACTCGTCAAAAGCAAAGCCTTCTTAAGTCTTTAAAGGGGGGTGGTGGTGGTGGTATGTACTCTCCTAGCAAGCCTCTAAAAGATCAGTCTCTATTATCTATGGCTAAGAAGAGGCAGATGTGAGGAAAGAACACAAAAGCAAGACTGGCGGCTTGACTGCTGCGGGTCGCGCTCATTTTAAGCGTACTGAGGGTGCTAACTTAAAGCGTCAGTTAAGCAGCGGTACAAATCCTCGTCGTGTTTCTTTTGCTGCTCGGTTTGCAGGAATGAAAGGGCCGATGAAAGATGAGAAGGGTCGCCCGACTCGGAAGGCATTGGCATTAAAGAAGTGGGGCTTTGGCTCTGTAGCGGCGGCTCGTAACTTTGCGAAGCGACATAGAAAGAAGAGCTAATGTGTTTTGGTAGCGGTAATAGTGTTGAGAAGATGTATGAAGAGGCGAAGCCTAAGTTTGATCCTCTTCCTTCTTTGACCTCTAAGCGTATTGAGCGCGGTGAGCAGGTATTTAAGGATGTTCCGAAGCCAAAGCGCAAACAGCGTGCTTCGTTGCTGAGTGCTTTAACAACAACAACGAGGAGTATGTAATGCCAGCAGGTAAAGGTACTTATGGAAGTAAGGTTGGTCGCCCTAAGAAGAGTATGCTGACTAAGAAGCAGAAGACACTTCCGGCTGCTTTGAAGAGAAAGATTATGAAAGCTAAGTAGGATATAAGTAATGGCAAGTTTAAAGACACTACTAAAGCGTAGAGATGATTTGTCCGATGCGCTGTTTGACCTTGCAGAGCAAAACTTTGATGAAATGCAAGCAGACATGGCAGCAAGGGACGATTCTGGTCCCTCAAAAGAAGCTAGAGCAAGAAGTAAAAAAATTGATAAAATGCGCATAGGAATAAAAAAATTAGAAGCTCAGATAGAAAAATTAAGAAACAAAGAAAAAGATAGAAAAAAACCAACAGAGTCAAAAAAAGAAAAGCTAAAGGGATTATCTCTGCGAGGTAAAGGTGGTGGCGGGGCTATGATTGATCTTACTCGCCGCACTGGAAAAAGTCTTTTGCAGTCTGATTTTAGGAAAAAGCTCTAATGCAAAAGAGACTGATAGATATTAGGGAGCTTCTAGGCAATGGCGGTAAATGAAGCTGGGAATTACACTAAACCCAAGATGCGGAAGAGCTTATTCAACAGAATAAAGGCTGCAAATGTTCAAGGTACTGCGGCTGGCAAGTGGTCAGCAAGGAAGGCGCAACTTTTAGCAAAGCGGTATAAGGCTGCTGGTGGAGGATATAAGTGAAGCCTTCTCAGAAATCTTTGCTCAATTGGGGAAAGCAGAAGTGGCGCACCAAGTCTGGCAAAAAGTCTAGTGAGACTGGTGAGCGCTACCTTCCTTCTAAAGCTATCGCTGCTCTTAGTGATTCTGAATATGCAGCTACAACCAGAGCTAAACGAAAGGGCAAGGCTAAGGGCAAGCAGTTTGTGGCTCAACCGAAAGCAATTGCTCGAAAAGTAAGGAAGTATAGAACATGAATGAATCAACTCAAGTGTGGCGCTTTAAGAAAATGGCTAAAGCGATAATGAAATTGGATGATTATCATGAACAAGTTAAAATGATTGAGGCTATGCACAAAGAAACCAAGCCCTCTATTGGGCAACCTCTTCAAGACCTTCTAAAAAAAGACTTGGGGTAATAATGGCTTGGTATATTAGAAACACTGGCGAGTTATGGACTGGCCCTACTCACACTCTTCATGGTTTTACTTGGACTGAAACAAATCACATGAGTTATTCTGTTAAGTTGGAGGAAGGCCCAGAGCCAGTAAAGGCTAGGACAAAGAAAGGGACCTATAAATCGGATGATCCTTCTACGCCTAATGTTGATGAATCCAAAAAAAAACCTACTAAAAAGAAAGCTAAGAAATGAGCTTTACTTCTACAATTACTCAACAAGATCGTGACATGCTTCGCGGCATTGTTCGCAAGGTTCACCTATCAAGCGTCATTGCAAAGTTTGGACACCATTTTGTTACAGACCATGAGTGTGATAAGCTAATTGATAGTATTGCTCCAGAGGTGGTTGAAGGCATGATCCGCTTTGGAGTAGACAAAGGACTTAGATGATAAACTTCAAGTACAAACCTGATGGCGATGTACTAAAACAATTTATGAAAGACGACTTATTCTTTCGTGGCATTCGTGGTCCTGTTGGTTCTGGCAAGTCTGTAGCTTGTTGCGTTGAAGTGTTTCGTCGTGCTTTGATGCAGAACAAAGGTCCAGACGGTATTCGCAAAAGCCGTTGGGCTATCATACGGAATACCAATCCGCAGCTTAGAACTACTACTATAAAGACTTGGCTTGACTGGTTTCCTGAGAATGATTGGGGTAAGTTTTATTGGTCGGTGCCATACACCCATCATATTAAAAAGGGGGATATAGACCTTGAGGTTCTTTTCTTGGCTCTTGATCGTCCCGAAGACGTTAAGAAACTTCTTTCGCTCGAACTTACTGGTATCTGGATTAACGAAGCGAGAGAAATTCCTAAGTCTATTATTGATGCCTGTACGATGCGTGTTGGGCGTTTTCCTTCTATGCGTGATGGCGGTCCTACTTGGACTGGCGTTATTGCCGATACCAACGCGCCTGAAGAAGATCATTGGTGGCCTATTATGGCTGGTGAGGTTCCAATCCCAGATCATATTCCTCGTGAGCAAGCTAAGATGTTGGTCACGCCAGACAATTGGCGTTTCTTTACCCAACCTTCTGGTATGGTCGAAAAGAAAAACTCCGAAGGAGAAATAGAAGAATATCAGCCAAACAAGAAGGCTGAAAACTGCAAGAATATGCTGAAGACCTATTATTCTAATCTTATTAGAGGTAAGACAAAATCGTGGATAGATGTTTATGTTATGAACCGTTTGGGTCATATTCAAGATGGAAAGCCTGTGTACCCCATGTTTGCACCAGAAGTTCACATTGCCAAAGAGGAAATACCTATTGCAGCGAGTATGCCAGTGTATGTTGGCGTAGACTTTGGCTTGACGCCTGCCGCAGTTCTTGGACAGAAAGTAAGGGGCAGATGGTTTTTGCAGTCAGAAATTGTGGCAATAGACATGGGCATCGTGCGTTTTGCCGAAGTTCTTAGGAATGAATTAGCCACAAGGTTTGCGGCTGCATCGGAAGTAATAATCTATGGTGATCCCGCTGGCGACTTTAGAGCGCAGACTGATGAATCTACTCCATTTCACATTCTGCGCGGTGCGGGTTTGAGGGCGTTCCCTGCGCCCTCCAACTCTGTTGACCTCCGCTTGGAAGCCGTTTCCTCTCAGCTTACCAAGATGGTTGAGGGTAAACCCGCACTTTTAATTGATAGGCGTTGCGTTCAGCTAATCAAAGGCTTCGAGGGCGGTTACTCCTATAAACGTATGGAAGTATCTGGTGAGCGTTATGCTGACAAGCCTGATAAGAATATGTTTAGTCACATCCATGATGCGGCTCAGTATTTATTTTTAGGCGCTGGTGAGGGCAGAGCTTTAATGGCTACTCAAAAACCAATGAAACCCATTGTTGCGCAAAGGAGTTTTGATGTTTTTACTAAGTCACCTAAGAAAAAACGGCAAAGCATTTGGACGAGAATGTGACGTTTGTGCGTTGATTTTTTCTATTCTTTATGAATAGGAAGAGGAAAAGGAGATTGTTATGTGTTTTGGCCCAAGCAAAAAAGAAAAGCAAGCTGCTGTTGAGCAGCAAGTAGAGGCAGATGTTGCAAAGCGTCAAGAAATAGAAGAGAAAGCTCAGAAAAAACGCGAAGACATTTCTGAAGCAGTAAGTGCTCAAACGCAAAAGCGTGGTATGCGCGGTGGTGCTGGTCGTCGTTCTCTGTTTCGTTCTGGGGGTGGCGGTTTTCTTGGTAGGTTTAATTACTAATGGATAAAGTAGCAAAGCGTTATATTGAAAAGTACCAGAAGGCAAAAGCCTTTCGGGAACAGTGGGTTCCTCTGTTTGAAGAGTGCTATGAGTACGCTTTGCCACAGCGTGAATCTTTTTATTATGAAGAACATGGACAGCGCAGGGATGAAAAAATCTTTGATGAAACTGCTGTCGTTGGTGTTCAAGAGTTTGCAAGTCGGCTTCAATCAGGGATAGTACCTAACTATGCGCGCTGGGCTGACCTAATTTCTGGCAGTGAAATACCGCCAGAGCAAAGAGAAGCTATTGATAATGAATTAGATGAAGTTACCGAGTATGTATTTGAGGTGCTTCAGAACTCTAACTTTAGCCAAGAAGTCCATGAATCCTTCATGGATTTGGCTGTCGGGACTGGTATTCTCTGTGTTGAGGAAGGTGACTCCCTAAGCCCAGTAAACTTTTCTGCGATACCACTCCCCCATGTCGTACTTGATACTGGTCCCGACGATAGAATAGATCACGTATTTCGTGAGCGTAAAAAGGTTAAGTTTGACCACTTGCCTCTCATGTTTCCAAATGGAACATTTGATAACAAAGTTGTGTCACAAATGGGATCGAACAGAGAGACAACTGTTTTAGAACTTGTTTGTCGTGACTACTCTGCAAAGAATGAAGAAGCCTATTTGCACTATGCAATTTGTATGTCTACAGAAACAATCCTACACTATAAAAAATTAAGTGGCGTTGGCTCTAATCCTTTTGTTTGTTTTAGGTGGTCGAAGTGCGCTGGCGAAGTATATGGTCGTGGCCCACTTGTTAATGCCTTATCTTCAATTAAAACAACTAACCTTACAATTGAATTAATTCTAGAAAATGCTCAGATGTCTATTTCTGGCATTTATCAAATGGAAGATGATGGCGTAATCAACCCTGACACGATAAATTTAGTTCCTGGGACAATCATACCGAAAGCTATGGGGTCAGCAGGTCTTCAGCCAATTCAAGCAGCGGGTCGTTTTGACGTTGCACAACTTGTATTGAGCGATATGCGATTGAATATTAAACGCGCTCTTTACAATGATATGCTAGGCAATCCTGATCGAACACCAGCAACCGCAACTGAGATTGCAGAAAGAATGGCTGACCTCTCAAGAAGAATGGGTGCTGCGTTTGGAAGACTGCAAGCTGAGTTAGTTCAGCCTGTGTTGCAGCGTGTTATTTACATCTTAAAGAAACAAGGCCGTATAGAAGTGCCCACCGTTAATGGAAGAGAGGTTAAAGTTCGCTCTGTGTCTCCATTAGCGCAAGCCCAAGCAAATCAAGATATTTCAAGTGTTGCTAGATTTATTGAAATGGTTGGCAGTGGCTTTGGCCCAGAGATGTTGCAGCTACTAATTGATGGTGAACAGACTGCGATTTACCTTGCTAAAAAATTTGGTGTGCCTGAGAGCTTGATTCGTGATGAAGAACAGCGTAAACAGATAGCTGCGTTAGCGCAACAATTGGCACAACAACAGCAAGGTATGGCTATTGAGCAACAAGGTTAATATTGGAATAGACGGTATTCAGCGTAGTTCTGGGAAAGATGTTCAGATAAGTCAGAATATTGCACAGGTATTTTCTAGCGCAACAGGTCAAGAGGTTTTGAGATACTTTCGATCCGTTACCATTGAGTTGGTAAACGGCCCTAATATTTCTACGGAAGAACTTCGTCACCTTGAGGGACAGCGCTATTTTGTTGGATTGATTGAGCAAAGGATTGCTCATGCACACAGGAGTAAAAACAAATGAGTGAAGAAGCAGCACAAGTAGCAGAAGCTGATGGTCGTGACTTTGTAACTGAAGCAGATGTTCAGCAAGGAGAATTACCTCAAAAACCAGAGTGGTTGCCAGAAAAGTATAATACTGGTGAGGATTTAGCTAAAGCGTATAAAGAGCTTGAGTCAAAACTCGGCACTAAGGAAGAAGATATACGCAGTAAACTAATAGAAGAGATACAATCTGAGGCATTTAGTGATAGGCCAGAAACTGCTGGTGATTATCAACTACCAGAAAGCATTGATCAAGAATCTGCTGTAGATAACAAGTTGTTGTCTTGGTGGGCAGATCACTCTTTCGAGAATGGATATTCTCAAGACGAGTTTGAAAAAGGCATCGAAATGTATGCTGAAGCTATTGGAGATAGTCAGCCAGACATTCAAGCAGAGGCACAAAAGCTAGGAGACAATGCTGAACAACGTATTGAGGCCGCATCGCTCTTTGCAAATAAGTTTTTTCCTGAAACTGCCCTTCCAGCAATAGAAAGAATGTGCGAAAGTCATGAGGGCATTGTTGCTCTTGAAGCAATAATGGAAGCTATGAAAGACGGTTCGTTTGCAGGCGAAACGCAACCAAGCGCAGGTCAAGGTCAAGAAGAATTAGAGGAGATGATGCGTGACCCAAGATACCATAAAGACCGCGACCCTCACTACATTAAGCAAGTTACCGAAGGATTCCAAGCCCTTTACCCAAACAGAAGTTAAAATTCTAAGAAGGGGGCATTATTACATGACCCCCTTTACCTTACGCCATGTTGATGAAGTTGTTGCCAACTTAAGTAAGGAAAATAAAAGAGAGCTTGCGATCTTAGGTCACACTGACATTAAGCAAGCTATTATTGAAATGTACGAAACATCTGAGTGCTATCTTGTAAGACGAGAGGGCGAAAGTTTTATAGCTGTTGGGGGCTTGTTCTTTACTGAAGATCAAGATTTTCCTCAAATGTTCTGCATGTTCTCAAATAAAATAAAAGAAAACTTTACTATGCTAGCGCGTGGATCAAAAATGTTAGTTAACTTTTTTGACAAGACTCAACCCAACATGACTATGACTATTCTAGCAGATTATGAGGGAATATTGCACTGGGCAGCTTGGCTTGGTTTTGAACCTGTTGGTATTTCGACGGTAAAAGAAAACAAGTATGTTGAATTTGTGCGTTGCAATCCAAACGAAAAGAATGTTTACGATAGCTCATTACGGCCCATAATGCACTGAAAGGCCCGAAAGGATACCCTTATTGAAGTGCGAGAGTGGACACCCGTTGTAAACCGTAACTTCAATTAGGACTGTAAAAATGGCTAATACAATTACCACAGCCTTTATTAAGCAGTTTGAAACCGAAGTTCACATGGCGTATCAGCGTATGGGTTCTAAACTACGGAACACTGTTCGCTCTACTAATGTGACTGGTTCAACTGCTCGTTTCCAAATAATTGGAAAAGGCACAGCCAATACGAAATCTCGTAACGGCAACGTAACCCCAATGGAATTGGCGCATACAAACGTCGAAGTCACTATGAATGACTTTTTTGCACCGGAGTACATTGATAAACTAGACGAGTTGAAAATTAACATCAATGAGCGTCAAGCTGTAGCACAATCTGCTGCTGCTGCTCTTGGTCGCAAGACAGATGAGATTGTAACAACTGCCCTTGATGCAGGTGCTAACTCAACTCAAATCCACGACACTGGCTCTGCTTTGGCAAAAGCTGATCTGCTTTCTCTTTTTGAGACTGTTGGTAATGCTGACATGCCAGAAGACGGACAGCGCTTCTTAGCAATGTCTCCTGCGGGATTTGCTGATCTGTATAATATTACAGAGTTTGCATCTTCTGACTTTGTTGGCGATCAGAACCTGCCGTTTGCAGGTGGTATTACCATGAAGGAGTTCTTGGGCTTTAAAATTTTCTCAACGTCTGCGGTTGCAGGTGGCAAAAACTTTGCTTACCACACAAACGCTGTTGGCCTTGGCATCAATGCTGATGTTCAAACTGAGGTTAACTATGTTGCAGAAAAAGTGTCACACCTCGCAACCTCGATGATGTCAATGGGGGCTGTTGTTATTGACAATGATGGCGTCTATGAAGTCCTCGACAATAACTAAGGAGAGTAAAACATGGCTTATGCAGCAAGTGGGCTAGCTCGAATTGGTGGTGACTCAAACGGAAGTTTGTGGATGTACACAAGCGCAGACGCAATTGCGACTGTAAACACAGAAGGTTATTTTAACAGTGCAGCAAATATGCTAGCTGTTCGTGATCTGATTATTGTTTGTGATACAAGCACACCAACAACTAACTTTGTCAATGTTCTGTCGAACACTGGCACTGTAGTCGATGTTTCAGACGGCACTGCCGTTGTTGAAACAGACGGCGATTAATAAAGGAGTGGGGGCTTCGGCCCCCATACTGTCATGCCAAAAGTAGCAGATTCCGCAATAGAAGTTGCAACTAACGCTTTATATCTTATTGGCGCAGATGCCATTACTGATTTTACTGCTAATACAGTAGAGGCAAAAGTTGCGAACGCTCTTTATGAAGACATCGTTCGTACATCATTTGCTTCTTTTAGATGGCGTTTTGCAACTACACAATTTAATCTAACACGGTTAGCAACAGCGCCCAAGGGCAAGTTTGAGTCTGCTTACCATATACCTTCTTCCTGCATTACAGTAATAGGAGCAACGATTAATGATGCTCTGATTAAATACGATATTTATGGTAACAAAATATTCTGCAATGCGACCTCATCAGACACTGTAGTCTTGGATTATGTTGAGCGTGAAGCTGAATCCAATTGGCCTTCTTACTTTACAACGCCAATTCAGTTTTCGCTTGCTGCATCGTTTGCAATATCAATAGCTAAAGATGCGCAGTTAGCTGGCCTAATGGAGCAGAAAGCAGCTTCATTGTTTATTAAGGCTAGGAATATTGACTCTCAGCAACAAACAACACGTAAGCTATCAACATCGAGGTTTATCGCTGAAAGGCGTAGTTAATGCAAAAAGTTAGGGTTGCTCAAAATAGCTTTCAGTTTGGTGAGGTCAGTGATTCATTAATAATGAGAACTGATACTGCGGTTTATCCCGCATCTGCGCAGCGCATAGAGAATATGCTGGTAACTGCTGAAGGTGCTTTGAAGAAAAGACATGGTCTAAAACATATCTATGATTATAGTTTAAATAATTCTGCAAAAGAACAGTCGCACTTGTTCCCATTTATTTTTGATCAGAATGAAGAGTATGTTATTTCGATTGAAAATGCCAAAGTAAGATGCTTTCGCCTTTTAGCAGATGGAACAGTAAGTCTTGTCGCAACTATTACACAAGACACTGGCAGCAATGCCTTGCCTTTTGACCATGATTATCTCAAAGAGTATACAGTAGCGCAGCGTGGGGATGTAATGTTTATTGCGCATCCTTTGTTTGCAACGCGCTTGCTTACACGAACAAGCCTAACTGCCTTTGAGGTCAGTACTTATACCTTTGATAAGCGCTTAGATAATAGCGTTACTTTTCAGCCTTACTCTAAGTTTCAAGCTCATGGAACAACGCTTGATCCTAGCGCTACGACTGGAACAGGTATAACAATTACAACAAGCTCTGCGTATTGGGATATAACAGGAAGTCAATCTGGCGGTGACTATCCAGACTCTTTGCATGTTGGAGTAACTGTTAGATATAGTGGTAATGAAATATTAATAACAAGCGTTCAGTCTGCTACTCAAGCAACTGGTAATGTTGTTGATGAACTATCAACGCGCCTATCTGTTTTAAATCCGTTTCGCACCATTGATGGGAGTACAACTGTAGAAGTTACTATGATTGGTCATGGTTTCTCAGGTAGTGAATCCATTACCTTTTCTGGGGCTTCAGCAACTGGTGGTATTAATACTGGCAACTTAAATGGAACTAGAACTGTAAGCGGCATTATCGACGAAAATACATTTACCTTTACTGCGGGTGGCGCTGCTTCTTCTGCTGCAGATGGCGGTGGTCAAGTAACTGTTGTTACTCATGCACCAAGAGTAGATTGGGATGAGCAATCATTTTCTGCACTTAGGGGATATCCTGCTGCTGTTACTTTCCATGAAAACAGGCTTGTTTACGGTGGAACGATAGCTGAACCTGATACGCTTTGGTTTAGTAAGATTGGTGAGTATTTCAACTTTGATGTTGGCGATGCGGCTGATGATGATGCAATCAATCTTGTTGCGGCAACTGGTGATGTTAATGAAATTCGTTACATGGTTTCTAATCGTGATCTACAAATATTTAGCGCATCAAGTGAGCTTTATGTTCCAACGTATCTTAATCAAACAATAACACCTACAAATGCTCAGATTAGAAAACAAACTCCATTTGGTACTGAGTTTGTAAAACCTGTTGAGATTGATGGCGCGACTATTTTCTGTGAGTTAAATGGCAGGATTGTTCGAGAGTATATCTATACTGATTCTGAAGATGCTTATAGCTCTGTTGCTATTTCAACAATTGCTTCTCATTTGATTGATACTCCAAAGTATCTTGCTATTGCGCACAGTGGTTTTGGTTTGCCAGATTCTTATGCTGCATTTACTATGACCAATGGCGAGATGGTCTTGTTTACTTCTAACAGGGCAGAGCGTAGGGCTGCTTGGACTAGGGTAACAACTGCTGGAACGTTTGGTTCTGTTTGTGGCATTGAGGATCGCTTGTTTGCTAATGTGTATGACTCAGATGGTAACTTGAAGTTATGTGAGTTTGACACTCAGGTAGGCTTAGACTTCTGGCTGTATGGTGCAATATCAACAAACCTTGTTGATGTAAGCACTGTATATTCTTCTGGCGATTCTGTTGATGTAATTGCTATTAAAGCTGACGATATTAATTATACAGTTACTGTTGTAAATGATAGCGGTAACAAATATGTAATATCTGGTCTTTATGGCTCTGCTCCTGCTCTAAACCTTTCTCGTGGAAACACATATGTATTTGATCTTTCAGACGCATCAAACTCTGGTCATCCGTTTGCATTTAGAACAAGCTCAGATGCTTCATACACAACTGGTGTAACCACAACAGGAACAGCTGGGCAAGCTGGGGCTAAGGTTACTATAGTAGTAGCAGCTAATGCGCCAGATACTTTAAAGTATTACTGCACGGCTCATGGTAATTCTATGGGCAACACAATTTCTATAAACAATCTTATTGTTGATAAAAATTCTACGCAATATTCGCTTGGAGCTTTTACTGTAAATGGAAGCAATCAAGTTGACTTGTCTGCGCACTCGGCATCAAGTTATACTCATGCTTATGTAGGAAACAAATACACAGCTAAGGTTATTAGCAATCCTGTTGATGCTTCTATGGGTAGTGGCCCTGCGACTGGAACTGCAAGAGGCATTACGAATATTGTTTTAGACTTGAAGAATGCAAACTCAGTAAAGGTAAATAGTAGAAAGCCTTCGATGGATGCTGGATTTACTGGCAAGAAAGAGTTTCGTTCTCTGGGGTATAGCCGTGATCCGCAAGTTACGATTGAGCAAGATGATCCGCTTACCATGCAAGTGAATGGAATAGTTACGGAGTTAATAGTTTAATGAACCCTTTAATATTAATGTTGATTGGAAGCGGCGTTCAAGCGGGGGCTGGAATACTTGGTGGTATTGGTGAGCAAAAAGAAGCACAGGTAAATGCTTTCCAAATGGAAACGCAAAAGAAAGAAAATCAAATTACTGCTATGCAACAGGCTAGGGCAAGGCGTGAAGAGTATGACCTAGCCACCTCTGCAAACATAGCTGCATTTGCTGCACAGGGTCGTGACATTGGCGCTGATAGAAGCGTTGAAGCATTTCTGAAGCGTCAAGAGGAAGTTGTTGGTCAAGACCTTGGTAGGGTAGCGCGTCAGACTAGAGCAGAGGATTTAAGGGCAGATATGATGGCTATGTCTGAAAAACGCCGTGGTCGTAATGCTCTTTATTCTTCTTTGTTTAGCGCGGTTGGCACTATGGCAGAAGCTGGTTATCAATATAAGAAGGCTAAAGCATAATGGCTGTAATTAGACAAAGAACACAAATCTTTAATCAGCCAGTCGGGGTTGTTCGAGCAGATGCAGGGGCAGGTTCGGTTGCTCAATCTATCAGCCGCGCTGCTGGAACAATGGCGGAGCTTGCTTATAGAGATGCAGCAAGGGCTGCTGAAAAGAAGGGCATTGATACCGCTCTTGCTGCTCAAGAAGATAAACTCACAACATTTAATCCTATAACTGGCAAGCCAGAGGCTTATAAAGCGCCAGAGGGATTTGGTCAGATTGCTGCTGAAGCCTATCAGCGTGTTATTGATAAACGCTTTGAAGATTCAATAAATAATGAAATGCAGCTAAAGGCAAAAGAGCTTGCCATAAAGTATGAGTTTTCCCCAGAAGCCTACGCCGAGGCTATGAGTGATTACATAGGGCAAATGTCTGAAAGCTCTGAGGGTAGATACGAAGCACACATTGAATATGTTGGCTCTGAGTATTTAGCGCGTACTAAGCTAAACCTTCAAGACAAGGCAATTACAAGAGCAAGGCAGAACACTGCGTCTCAGCTTACTGTTTCTATTCAAGAGGGGGCTAGTAGTGCTAGGGCGGCTGCTGAAGAGGGTAACTTTGTTGGTGATGATTCCCTTGCTGTTTTAGAGAAAACAAAGAATGTTGGCGCTGCAAAAGATGGTGTTACCTCTGCTCTTTTGAAGTCTGGCGCTGATACAAGCACATCTAATTTGTACGACAAAGAGATTGCTCTTGGTGGTATGAATTACATGATGAGGGAAACCTTTACTAGCGCTGAAAGGCGTCAAGTTATTTTGTTCTTTCGCAGTAATGGTCAGCTAACTGGTGGCCTGACAAATGAGCAAGTTGAGAATGGCAAAGCGCTCTTAAAGTTTATTCAGCCATCTGAAAAAGCAAGCATTCTAAGTCATGCCTCTAGCGTTGCTGCTGATTACAATGCTGTTGAAAGAGATGCAGCGCTTGCAGCAAAAAATGCAGCAGAGTTTTTATCTAGAAAAGCTGTTCTCAAGTTTGGCGAAACCATTGAGAATTTTCGCTCTATATCTACTGAGTTGGCTGCTAAGTCTTTTGACTCTGATAACCTTTCTGATATTAACAATGCGTTTAGCGCTGCTGTAGGTGAATTAGCTAAAGCAGAAGAAACTCTTAACAAGCAGTTTGTAGATGGTCTTATTAGTGATGATAGTCGCCGCTCTGATTTAAATACAGCAAAAGAAGCCGCGCTAGAACCTTTTCTTTTAGAAGCTGCTGCTGAAGGTAATGTCGAGTCATTAAAGGCTGCTCTTAGCAATCCTTTAGTTGATCGCAGTATGCTTACCCAAAAACAGAATGCGTTTATTGATGCAGTACATTCTTCAGAAATTTTAGATACTCAGGAAATAAAGGCGTTTGGACGAAGTGTTCTAGAGGCATCTGAGGATTCTATAAAAATAGCAAGGGACAACATCAGATTAGAGATTTCTCTTCGTGATGAAGTTTTCTCATTAATTGATGGTGGTATATCTGATGAAGCCTTTGAAAAAATGTCCGCTAAGATTCAAGAGAATGCTGGCACACTTGGAGCAACAAAGGTTGATACCTTAATTGGCTCAATGCGCAAAGCAAGAGCCTCAGATCGCATTGATGGTTTTTCTGCTACAGCAAGTTCAAAACAGCTTAACAATCTTCATATCTATGTAAACTCTAGCGGAAAACGCAAAGAGGGAATGCTTGATACAACAATTTCTCTTGGCAATAATATTTTAGCTGAAACTAAAGAGGCTGATCGCAAGGATGTTTTATCAAAGATAAACTCTGTTCGAGTTGCAGTTAGTGAGCAAGAAAGACAATCACAGGAAGACTTAGAGAAACTTCAGATTTTTAATAGAGTTATTTCAGGAAACGGAAATTCTAATATTAGGGATGACAGACAGGCAACTGATGAGCTTCTTCTGAGAAATGATGCTCCTGTTGAAAACTATTCAACGTGGACAAATGAGCAAAGAGGATTGCTTCTACCGATAATTGCTAGTGCTGTACCTCAAACTCTTGTTGATGGTTTAGAATCTATTGTAAGTGGACAGCAAATTAAGAACCCTGAGTCATTTTTATCTTTGTATTCTGCGCTGCCAAGTGGCGTATTTGGAGATACTCTTTCTGATAAGGATAGGGCTTTTTTAGATAATGTTATTAATATTTCCAGAGATTCAGATACGCCTATTTCTGAGATTGCTGTAACACTTAAAGATAGGCAAAGAAGCCCTAGTGCAATGTCTAATCGTGACATTGAGCTAAAAGACACAACTCTAAGCTCTGAGGCAAATAAGATTGCGGGAAATGATCCGCTAGTTGCTCCAGAGGTTAAAAGCCTTCTTGAATATCACCTTCTTAACTTTCGCACACTTAAGTACGCAAAAGAAAAAGTAGAAACTGTTCTGGATGAAAAGTATGCTAAGTCTGATTACATTGCCGATCCAAGAGTGCCTGTTGGAGATATAACAAGATCACGTCACGCCCTTAGAAAATATTTTGAAGGCGATGACAAAGCTAGGATTGAGTTTCAAAAAATAATTCATAATAGCCTACCTCAAAATATAAAGATTGGTGAAACAATACATTCATCGTTTTCTCTACAAGCAGATATAACAGCTACTGAAGCAACTTTAATTAAGCTAGTTCCAATTGTTAATGGTGATGACGTTCGGTATTCTGTTTATTTTGTTGATGAAAACAAAGAGCTTCGTCCACTTGTCTATGAAGCGGATGCTGTTGGTAATCCTCAAGAGGGTGGCGGCCTTTGGAACCCAACATTCTCTAAGGATGATATGGCAGATTATTATGCTAGGAAAAAAGTTGAAGTTGATGCTGAATTACTGCGTAAATTTAACTATAGACAACAGTTTCTAATTACTCCGCAAGATCAGGAAAGAGTTAGGCAGCTTCCTCCAACTATATTTACCTCTCCTTTTAACAGGTAATAAAATGCAAAATGGTTTAAGTATAACAAAAGGTCTTGAGAGTGGCAGAGGTGTTGCGCCACCTTCTGATGTAAGTTTTTATGATACGGTTTCTGCTTCCCTAGCTTACAAATACAGCCCTTTCTTAGACTACATAGAAGAAACATCGCGTTTTCCAAACATCCCAGAAGACGGATATAGTGCAATTGATAATATCCCAGAGAATTTAAAGCCATTTGGCTCTTATCTTCTTAGGGCTACTAATCAAGAACATATGGATTACCTAATTGGTAATTTAGAAAAACGCCGTGAGGTTAGACAAACATTAGCTCAGTCTGGTGTTTTTGCTGAATTAACCTCAGAAGTCTTTGATCCTATTAATTGGGTTGCAATACCTTTTGCTCCAGCCGCTACATTTGGTAGAACGTTCTTTAGAGGCGCAGTGGCTACTGGTGCAGTAGTTTCTGGCCAAGAAGCCATTAGGTATCCTCTAGACCCCCTAGCAACGCCCGCAGAGGCCGCTATTAACATTGGGTCAGCAGCATTGATTGGTGGCACACTCTCTGGCCTTGTAACTATTCCAATGCAGAGAAGACTTGCTGCGCAAAGAGATGCAGAAATTGAGATAGATAATCTAAGAACTGCAATCTCACCAGAAGGCGAAGAGCCAGATGGTAGAATAGCCCCAAGCCTGTTTACTGACTCTTGGCTTTACAAGGCTGTAACTACACCAATGAAGCGGATTCTTACTGATGATAACATTCCTAACTCTGTAAAGCTAAATACTTTAAAGATTGCAAATGACTCAGGCATTTTACTTGCGGCAAACAAACAAGGCAAAAAAATTGGGAACTCAGTTTATCAGAACGCAAAACTGCTCGAAGGCGAGTGGGTCAAAGCCTACGATGATATGCTTAATATCTGGGGCCAAAGCACTGGCAAAGGTGTTACAAATCCCCTTGATTATACTTTTCAGCGTAAAGACTTTGAGACTTGGCTTGAAGGTGTTGATAGCAAGTCTATGCGCGGCATTGAACCAGCCAATGACTTTGAAGCTAGAGCAATGGATACCCTTAATAAGTTTTATCAAAATTGGGAAGAAAGACTTAGTGAGCAAGGGTTAATTGGCTCTGCCTCTTATTATAAGAAGTTTATTGTTGGTCGTGAGCGCCGCATTGAAAGCGTTCAGAAAAAATTAGAAACAACTAGGAATGCAGATTATAGAGCAAGGCTAGAGGCTCAAGTTCGTCGCTACTCTGATGAAGTAGATGAGGCCAAAGCAATCCTAACTGATATTAAAGAAGCTGGCCCTGTGCTGCCTCCTAATGAAAAGCTGTTTCGTCCTAGATATTGGGATCAGGATGCAATCAAAGCAAACATGGAAGACTTCAAACGCATTCTTTCAGAATGGTACACAAAGAATCCATCTATTATTGTTCGAGGCAAAGACGGTAAATCTTCTAGGGTAACTTTAGATACTTCTGAAGAAGCTGTTTCTAAGCGTGTTAATCATACAGTAAATTCTATTATGGGCATCAAGGACATTCTTGATCCAGAAGTAGGATATTATGGCGCTGGTAAGTCAAAACACTTCAAGCATCGTTTGGTAGATATACCAAATGAATTGGTTTTAGATTACATTCAAACTAATCCAGTTGCGGTTATGAAAGCGTATACTCAAAGAACAGGCGCTAGATATGAGTTTGCTCGTATGTTTGGCGGTGATTCTATTGATGATATCTTAGACGATACTTTCAATCAAATGATGGACGCTGGAAGAACGCAAGCACAAGCACATGCTGCAATGAAAGATATGCGTCACCTTTACAAACGGGTTACTGGTAGCTTGCAGCGTGACCCTGATAGCTGGGATCAAAGTACAGCTAGAGTATTGCGCAGTCTTGCACAGTTAAATTATCTTGGTTCTGCTGGCGTTTCTACAATGACTGAGCCAGCTAAGATTATGATGGAACATGGTCTTGGCCCTACATTCCGTGGTTTGTTTTCTATAATGAAAAACAATCAACTTCGTCTTGGAGGCAAAGAAGCAAGGGTAGCTGGTGAGGCATTAGATAACATTATGAACTCTGCGCATTTGCGTTTGGTTGATGATGTAAACAATAACCCATTTAGGTCTGATATTTTAGATAGAGCAAAAAGCCCTTTCTATTTACTAAACGGACTTGGCCCTATTACTCGCATCTTCAAAGACTTTGATGCAATGATGCGCTCTCATACTTTGATTGATTACTCTGTTCGCTGGACACAAGGGAAAGCAACCAAGCAAGAGCAAGAATATCTTCTAAGATATAATATTGATCTGGAAGATGCCAAGAAGATTGCTAGTGCGCCGTGGCAAAAGGGTGAGTCTGGCCTTTATATGGCAAATACTGAGGCATGGACAAATACTATTGAGTTTCCCGTAACCAAAGCAGAAATTATTTCTGGGCCAACAAATAGCTTCGATGGAAACAGGTATAAGCCAGCTTTCTACAGAGAATCAGAAAACAAAATATACATTGATGAAGAGCATATTATAGAAGAAATGTGGCCTGAGCGAGGTTGGGAAAATCCTAGAACCGAAGGCGTAAAACCAATTAAGAAAGGCATAATCAATAGTCCAGAGGATTATGTTACCTTTATTAAGATGCACGAAATTATGCACTCTTTAAACAGGCCCAAGGCTATGGGCTTTGACATGAGAAAGAATGCAGATAAGGTTGCTTATGAAAATGCAATCAATGACTTAGCTGTTGCTGAAATAGAAAAGCAAGCAAGAGTTGACCCAGAAACAGTACGCACATTCCGCAATGCTCTTAGCTCTGGAATTATGAATACAATCTTGATGGGTACTCCTGCGGATAAGCCAATCATTACTGATGGTATTGTTTACATTCCTATGCGTGTTGCTCGTAAGTTTGGAATGAAAGAAGACAAAGAGTTCAAGGGATATGCTCGTATTGAAAACGGTCTTCTTGGCTTACCTTTCCAGTTCTACAGTTACAGCTTTGCGGCGCTAAACAAGATTACTGCTGCATATGGACATGGACAACTGAAGAACCAGTGGATTGGTACTGCTCTCTCTATGGGTCTTGGCTATATGGTTCTGCAATACAAGACACCAGACTTTGTTGAGATGGATTTTGAAGATCAGTTTGCAAGATCATTTGATTATTCAGGTGTTGCTGCTCTTTACTCCGATATGTTTTACACAGCTATGTCTACCAGCTTGGCGCTGGGTGGCCCAAATATTACTGGCGGTGTGCTTCAGCCAAGGTTCCCACAAAAGCCAGATGCTTTAGATGCAGCTACTGGTGTTCTTGGCGCTGGCCCTAGTATTGGTGTTGATATAGGGCGTGGTCTCTATGATCTTGCTACTGGTGAAGTTGGCGAAGGAACTAAAGAAGTCATTCGGAATTTACCATTTGCTAGAATGTGGTTCTGGAAAGGTAAGATGAATGAGCTTACGAATATGATTGAAGGTGAGCTTGAAGATCGCACAAGTTTTGGCAGATATTAATTTGTGCGTTGATGTTCTTTTGTTTTTGTACAACAAGAAATAAACTGGTGTCTAACAACTAAAGGAAAATAGAAATGGCTAGTTTCGTAAAAGTAAATGACTTTGTAGAGTATGCAGTTGAAGGTATGAATCTCGGAAGTGATACCCTAATTGTGGCTCTATCTAACACAGACCCAACTGCGGGAACAAATGTTACAGCAGATGGGAATGGTGTATTAGCTAATATATCACAGATTAGTTATACAAACTTGTCGTCAAGAACTCTGACAAGTGTAACAAGTACTCAGTCATCTGGCACATATAAGCTCAGTGCAGCTGACCTAACGCTAACTGCATCTGGTGGTTCTGTAGCAGCATTTCGTTATGTTGTTATCTACAATGACACTGTAACAAATGATCCTGTTATTGGATATTATGATTATGGAAGCTCACTGACACTTAATGATGGTGATACTTTTACGATTGATATTGGGACAAATGGTATCCTGACCCTCGCATAAAGAGGTAAAAAAATGGTTAAGCTGGTTAACAGAGCCAAGATGTCCACGGCCACAACTGGAACGGGTACAATAACGCTCGGTTCTGCCTCAGATGGTCATCAGACCTTTGCTGCGGCAGGGGTCAGCAATGCTGACTCAGTAAGGTATTGCATTGAAGATGGTAATGAATTTGAGCTAGGAGTTGGGGTCTATACTGCAAGTGGGACAACGCTTAGTCGTATTGTTAGCGAAAGCTCGAACTCCAACAATGCCTTGAATTTATCAGGCAGCGCGGTGGTTTTTGTTACCGCAATTGCTGATGATGTTGGTGTAAAAAGCTATGCAACAATATCAGCTATGACTTCTGCATCTACTGCAACTACTGGCGCTCTGGCCTATGTTGTTGCAAACAATTCTGTTTATGTAAAAAATGATAGTGGTTGGTATCGCCTAGCTGTTATTAATAGCACACCGACTATTAGCAGTCCATCTAATGCAGCCGATAATACACTGGCAAGTGATGGTACTGCTACCACCATTACTATAAGTGCAGCTGACGCAGATGAAGGAACTTCTCTTGCATACTCATTTACTGTAAGCACAGGCTCAACATCTGGTATTGCAACAGTTAAGAATGCTTCTGACACAACGCTTACTGCTGGCACTCAATATTCAACAAATGTATTTAAGGTTGTCCCTGCTACGTCTGGTAGCGGTGGTACATTTACACTGACATTTAATGTCCACGATCAAATAAACACTGCTCAAGTGACACAGAATTTTAGCCTTGCTTTTGGCTTTGGAAACGTTAATCAGCTAAGTGTTGAAAGCAGTGAGCAAAAATCATACGCTTCTATTACAGATTTGGACACTGGCAATAGAGGCCGCATCGACTTCTACGATAGCGGAACTAAGGCAGTCATTCAGCACGGTGCATCTATTCACAACTGTACGTTGACTTCAGCGTATGATATCTCAACAGCCTCAATCTCACGCAGTCCACACGATCAAATACGATCAGGAAGCGCTTACTGGGACTTGGTTTGGGGTAGTAATCCGACTCACGCCTACGTTCTTGTTACAAGTGCGGGTGGAAGATTGATTCAAGCGATCAATAGTGCGTATGTTTTACAAAGCGCAAATGATACCGCTGTTAGTTCTTTGGGAACAATGGGTCGGAACAGCGGCGTTGTCGTTAAGGACGATGCAACCCAGAAATATTTTTATATTCAAACCGGCGGTGTTATCAAACGCTACGATTGGACAACTACATTTTCGAGTGCATCAAATGCAACCGGACAATCCGTAACTTTGACAGGCTATAATGGAACCCCAAGTGGGTTGAGAATGAATGACGCTGGAACTAAATTCTACCTAATAGATTACGATGCTGGGTTTATTAAGCAGCATGACTTATCAACTGCTTGGGATTTAACAACCTGCTCTGCCTCACCTGACTATACTTTTACAATACCGTCATCTCTTAATATCGAAAGATGTACAGGGGTCGGCATTCGACAAGATGGTCAACGCCTGTACATTGCAGACGCATATAATCTGAGTAGTGGCGGCGGAATACTTCACAGCTTTAGTTTTAGTTAGGGACAATTTAATGGCTAATGTAAAAATATCCCAACTTCCCGCTGCCTCTGCCGTAGCAGCAGCCAATGAATTTGAAATAAATGAAGCAGGGACGTCTAAGAAAGTTACTGGTACTCAGATTAGTACTTTTGTCAGAGGTAACATTGTTACGGCTGACTTAAGCGATACATCTGTTACTGCTGCTGAATTAAATTATTTATCAGGTGTAACAAGTGATGTTCAAACACAATTTAACAGCAAGGCATCCCAAGAAAAAGGAACATTCACAGCAACGTGTGATAACAGTGTGACCTTACACAGCACCAACGATTTATGCAGCTATATTAAAACAGGCGATTTAGTCACAGTGACGGGTGAAGTAAGGGTTAACAACAATGGCAGCGGGGGTACTTTTGTAATTAACAACTTGCCATATGCTAGTGCCAGCTTGTCGGAAGAAGCAGAAATGGCAGTTGGCATGGGACGGATATCAGAGGTAAATGTTGCTGGATCAGGTCTTGGCGTGAATTGCAGAGTGCTAACAAGTTCACTAGTTTTTGAGCAAAGTATTGACAATGCAGCAATTCAAAGTGTGAACGCTTCAACCAACGGCTACTACGGCTTTACAGTAAGTTATCGCGCAGCTTAACGAGGTACAAAAATGGCACTATCAGAAGAAACAATTCAAGATGAAATAAGCGTGGTTGGCGATCACAGAATTGTTCATGTGCGTACAGCCACAGTTATAAAAAGAGACGGCACCGAAATTGGTCGCAGCTTCCATCGCCACATCGTTAAGCCCGACGCTGACATTTCAGGAGAGAGCGCAGATGTTCAAGCGATTTGCAATGTTGTTCACACTCAAGCAGTTAAAGATGCTTGGGCAGCGTATCTAGCAGCCAACCCCGCCCCACCTGCTGGTCCGACTGATTAGGTAAAACTAAATGCTAGGCTTTTCACCCTTAGCTTCTGGTCCAATAGGATCAACAGGTGCAGCCAGTTCATCTGTTGATGGCTACCGAATTACGGAAGGATCAGACAGCCGTATTTTAGAGAATGGTGATACGCGAGTAACAGAAAACTTTAGTATTGCAGCTGTTACACTTTCAGTTAATTCCGGATCGTTTACCCTTACTGGTCAAGCTACCTCATTAAATTTAAACAGAAAGATTGCCCTTGACTCAGGGTCATTTACTCTAACAGGCAATACTGTTGATTTAAATAAAGTAGTAAAAATATCTGCATCAAACGGCAGCTTTATTTTAACAGGACAATCAACAGAGCTAAACAAAGTTCAAAACATAATTGCATCGAATGGTAGTTTTGGGCTTACAGGTCAATTAGTTGATTTAAAGAAATCGCCTAAAATTAGTGCAAGCAATGGCTCATTTACGTTAACTGGACAATCTGTTTCTCTAGCAAAAGCCTTTAACATAACTGCATCTAATGGCACTTTTGCTCTCAGTTTACATGGCGCGGGAAAACTTATAACAGAAGTAACTCCGAATGGGAGCTTTACTGTTACGGGTCAAGATACTGGACTAGTAAAGTCACTTAATTTATTTGTTTCTAATGGCTCTTTCTCTGTCACAGGCCAAACGGCTGACCTTGATAAAGGTAAGGTCATTGGCTCTGACTCTGGAACTTTTGTATTAACAGGTCAAAGTTTAAGTTTTGTAAAAAGTTTAAATGTTTTAGCTGCAAGCGGAAGTTTTGTATTAACAGGAAGAGCTGTAACATTTGGTAATGCCTACGCTATATCTGCTGACTCAGGTGCGTTTAATTTTTCTGGGCAAGCTATTGAATTTAATAAATTTTTAAACATTGCAGCTAACAATGGTTCTTTTGTAGCCACTGGAAAAGATGTAGATTTAAATGTTTCTAAAAAAATAGAGGCAGAGCGTGGTGCGTTTACCCTATCTGGTCAAGCTGTTAACTTTGAAGACACGCAAGCCGCCAAGCTAGATGCTGCAAACGGATCGTTTATTCTTTCAGGCCAAGCAGTAAACCTAAACAGAGAGATCAATTTAACTGCCTCTTCTGGTTCTATTTCTCTGTCTGGTCAAGATGTTAATTTAGAAAAAGATGAGTCAGTTCCATTTGGAAGTGGATCGTTTATATTAACAGGTCAAGCAATAACGCTATCTCGCGCTATAAAATTAAATATTAGCGCAGGGTCATTTACTACAACAGGGCAGTTAGTTTCTTTAAACAAAAACAGAGTATTAACTGCTAATAATGGATCGTTTACTTTATCAGGCCAAGTTGTTAATCTGCAAAAAGCCTTAGCACTTTCACTTGATAGTGGATCATTTGCTCTTAATGGTCAAGGCGCAGGTATTGGTCATAACAAACAGATAACAGCGTCAAATGGCTCATTTACTTTAACAGGCCAAGCTGTTTCATTTGGTGGAGGCGTTAATCCTTCTTTATCAATTGTTTCTGGTTTGTTTGTTGTAACTGGAAATGATCTTACGATTGTTAATGCAGATGCAATAAAGGCTTCTGAAGGTGCAAACAGTATAATTGTTGTTAGCAGCGCATCTAAGGCTTTAGTGAGTGTAGATCATAACGACATAATTATTCACGACGATATAGTGTTTGCTAATGTTGCTTAGATTGTTGTAGATAGAATTAGGAGATGCGTAATGACATTCTACATAAAACAAAATGATACAAGACCCATCTTATCAGCCACGTTAATAAACAACGATGGAAGTGTGCCAACTTTATCAGGCGCAGCTGTGTCTTTTAAGATGCGGAAGTCTGGGGCAAGCTCTACTACAGTAAATGATTCGGCTGCTATTAGTAATGCAACAACAGGTGAGGTCAGTTACACTTGGTCAGGCTCAGACACAGCAACCGTTGGTAGCTACGAAGGTGAGTTCCAAGTTACCTTTGCTGCGGGTGGTGTTCAGACTTTTCCCAATAGTAACTACATAGAAATAGAAGTTGTGGATGATATAGCATGACCAAACAAACCGTAGCATCAGCACATGAGCGTATCGACAAAATAGAAAAACAGATTATTGCTATGAAAACTGAAATGGACATACAGTTTAAGGATTTGTTTAATCGCGTCAAAAGAATAGAAGCTATTCTAATTGGCAGTAGCGCATTTATTATTGTGCTTCTTTTGCGTATGACGCTGACAGGCTAATGATTGATCCTTTAACAGCGTTCGCCGCAATCAAGGCTGCTGTTTCCGCTGGTCAGGAATTAGTAAACGTCACCAAGCAGATTGGTGAATTTTTTGATGGCGTTGATGATCTTCGCAATAAACATAATAAGAAAAAAAATAGCGCGTTTGGCAGTGAAGACGAAAATGCAATGGAGACCTTTATTGCTTTGCAAAAAGCAAAGGATGCAGAGGATGAACTTCGTGAACTTATTATTCACTTGCGGGGCTATAGTGCTTGGCAGGAATTAATTGCTATTAGAGCTAGGGTACGCAGAGAAAGAAAAGAAAAAGAAGAAGAGCAAGCAAGATTAAAAGCTGAAAGATTTGAGGCTGTTGTTATCTGGAGCAGCATTGGAATAATTTTTACTTTGATTATTGGTTTTGCTGTTGTTGTTTTGCTTGCGTCACAGGGTAGGATTTAACGGAGGTTTATCATGGCCCACACTATTGTAGACGATTGGAAGATTGTTCCTCGACTTATGATGTTAGCCGTTACCATTCTGACTTATCAATCTGTACACTGGTATATGTCATTGCCTGATCCTACGATTCAGCAATCAGGTTTGGTGTCTGTCTGCATGGGGGCGCTTACAGGATGTTTTGGCATTTGGATGGGTAAGGAGTCACAAAAATGATACAAGCGCTTATAGCCCCCCTCACGGAGCTTGCAGGGGGATGGTTGAAAGGTAAGGCAGATAAGCAAGCTGCTGATGCCAAACTCAAACTTACTGAAGCAGAAGCAAAAGCAAAAATTTTACTTAGTAAAGAAACCAGTGTAGCAGACTGGGAAAAAATTATGGCGCAGAATTCTGGGTCTAGCTGGAAAGACGAATGGTTAACAATTTTGTTTTCAATTCCATTAATATTAGTATTTACAGGTGATTGGGGCAGACAGGTTGTTGAAGAAGGTTTTATTGCTTTGGAAAAAATGCCAAGTTATTATCAATATACCTTAGGTGTAATCGTAAGTGCAAGTTTTGCAGTAAGGTCAGCTACTAAATTTTTTGGGAGGAAGTAATGGCATTTAAATTATCAGATAGAAGTTTGTCGCGCCTTCGTGGTGTTCACCCTGATTTAGTTAAGGTGGTAAAGGCTGCAATTGACGTTACTGATGTAGACTTTGGTGTTGGAATTGGTTTGAGAACTGAAGAAGAACAGGCTGCTCTTGTTGCGAAGGGCGCATCACAAACGCTTAAAAGCAAACACTTGCGTCAAGATGATGGCTTTTGTCATGCTGTTGATCTCTTTGCTTATGTTGGTGGCAATGTGGATTGGTCACTGCCTCTCTATGATAACATCGCTGATGCAATGAAGAAGGGTGCAATGGCCCACTCTGTTCAATTGCGTTGGGGTGCTGCTTGGTCTGTCCCAAATGTTATAGAGTGGGAAGGCACAATGGAAGAGGCGATGAACTCCTATATAGATTTACGCCGCTCTCAAGATCGCCGTCCCTTTATTGATGGGCCTCATTTTGAATTAATGTAGGTCTTGCTTTTGGTCTGAGCGACCAGTCTGGTGCAAGTTTTGGTTCTTGTTCGTAATTAGTACGGTTGCCGTTTATATCTACACCAACACATTGATCATTAAATTTATGCAGATCGTGAAATCTTACAAAATCTTGACAGTCTTGCCAGTCAGTAAATAGCAAGAAAGCAATGAAAGCAAAACTAAGATTGTTCACTTGCTAACTCCCTGAGATTATATCTACTAATAATTTGGCTAACTGCTTGATGCGAAGTGCCTACAACTTGGGCTATATCTCTAACCTTCATGTCAGACTTCAGGCAAAGCAATATTTTCTCTGCTTTCTGAGATAGCTTGATAGTCCCATTAGGTTCCTTACTAAGTCTGCCACCATTATATCCTCCGTCCCTGCCCTTCCATCCAGCTACAGCATTGTTGCCACCTATACGAGCCAACATCCTTTGGTTTTCTATCTTGGCATAAGCCTTCATTTTATCTAATAGGGTCACTTGACATACCTTTTCTGATACTTTCTAACCGTTGAGTTACTAAGACCTAAAAATATAGCAATAGAAGTAACGCACCAATCTTTTTCAGTGAAGTATTTTATATCACTTATTTCTTTTTTGGTTAGTGGCTTGTTGCGCCAGCCTTCTCCTTTTGTAATCCCTGCTTTTTTTTCTTTTTTCTTTTTAGTTGATTTTATTGTACTTGTTTCTTTTAGTCTTTGATTGCAGCGATCAGCATCTGCTTTCATCATATCAAGAATATTTTTCATTGAAGAACTCCTGCAAGAATTAAC